AAGCCCAGCGGCGGGGGTTTCCTTTGTCGGTTTCTTTTCTTCGTCTGCTGGCACTAATCAAGGATAACCGACAAATGAACTTGAATAATCCAACATGGTTTTTAATAGGCGTTTTAATCCCTTTTAGCATCGTTGTGTTGACCGGTGGCCTGTCGTGAGCTATTTACAGGCAAAAAACGGCAATGAGCGGAGCGAGTTGCCTAGACTTGAATTGGGAACACTTGAGCACACAGAGGAAAATTTAACGGATTATCAAAAGCTCACAGGTTATAGAACACTCAATGATATATGTGGTTTCTTTGCCGACCATCGCGACACGGGAAAAGGTTGGTATACGAAAGTTCTCTCGTTCACGTCAGGTGATGTTGAATGCGTTGCTCTCAAGCTAGACAGTGACCAATCAATCAGAAAGGGTGGCGGTGCAAAACGAGACAATACTAAAAAGTCAGAAATGAGCGTAATAGTTCTATCAAAGTCCCAAGCCAGAGCAAAAAAGCAAGTTCGTTATAAATCAATGATGATGAATGCTGACCGTATGTTGACCCTGACATACCGTGAAAACATCACTGACTTAAAGCGCGCTTGGTCTGACTTAAAAGCATTTAGTCGAAAAATGAAAACAGAGTTCGAAGACGACTGGCAATATATTTGTGTTCCTGAATTTCAAAAACGCGGTGCAGTTCATTTTCATATGGCTGTATCTGGTTTCTTCCCAGTTAACAAAGTACGTCAATTCTGGCGAGATGTAGTAGGCGAGGGCAATATTGACATAACTAGCCCACGAGCTGTCGATAAAAACTCATGGAATCCGAAACGCATAGCAAATTATCTAGCTAAATACATTACAAAAAATGACAGCGTCGAATTTAATAAACGCCGTTATTCATCTACAAACATTCAAGCGCCTCCCTTCGTAACGGGCTGGCTACCAATTACCGTTGGTCTATCGGTCGATATGTACTTATCGAGAATAGTCCGCACGCTCTCAGGTCGTGAACCAACAGACTTTTACCAGACCAACGAGAGCTATTTTCCCTTAATCATTGTATCTACCTAAAACAAGGAAACTGATATGTATATTGAATTTGAAACAGAACAAAGAATGCCAACAGAACAGGAAGCAAACTTCCGCGACCCGAACAAACCCTATTTTGTTGCCAAACAGGAAGCGTTACTTTTCGTCGAGGGTGGAAGTAAGCATCCTGACAAATTTGAATTCCGTCTCGCTCGCACACTTGATGCTAATGAAGCAAATGCAGCTCGTCCAATGCCAGCAGGCAAGTACGAACTAAAAGATAGCGCGTTCGGTGTTTCTGGCTTTAAAAATATCAACTGTGATTTTTCAGAGCTTACACCGATGAAAAATCAACAAGCTCACAAGGCTGCATAACAGTGGCAACATGCGCATATTTGGCAATTGATAACTCATTGCGTGTCGATGGCTCAACGTGCGATTTTTACCTGCTTTCGGAATCCGAATACTCGGATTTCTACTCCGTATCCTCTGGCTTTTTGCCAGTTGATGACCCCGCTGTTAACTCTTTAATTAGCAGCATAATCTTTGTTCTAGTGCTTGCTTGGGTTTTCCGTCAAGTTCTAGGGCAATTTAATCTTAAATGAGGTATTCATTATGAAATATTTACAACTTCTATTGGCGTCATTCTTGGGGCTTCTTGCTTCAGTCTCTCAAGCTGCGATTGACGTAACCGCTGCCACTGGCGTTATCTCTGGCGATGGTACTACAGCCATCACGGCCGTTGGTACTGCGCTTATTACTCTAGCGGGCACAGTGCTAGTGTTCAAATGGGTTAAAGCTTCATTCTTTTAAGCTAAACCTAAATATAACGGGGGGCATCTGCTCCCCGTTTTACTTTCTAGAGGGTGACTTATGATTGACTTATTTAACTCTGCCGCTGGTATTTATGTTTCTGTTGTTACTCTTGCAATGCTGGTAATGTTGCGATGAGATTTTTACTAATTCTACTTTTGCAGCTCTTCTCTATTTCTGCTTACTCATCAATCTACTTCGTCGCTGAGACATACCCTGACCCAGTGAAAGTTTATGGAACTTCATTCGAGTCAACATGTTCGTCTTTCGGTTCTGAGTTTGGCGCTTATGCTTCACAAACCTATACTTCTGTCATAAGTTCATATCATCCAGCCGGTCAAGCTGCTACATGTATGCTGACTAATCAAAATAACGCTTCATTTTCTGTTAATGTCGCGCGTATTAATGGCTCATGTCCTCCAACTTATGAGGACGATGGCTCAGGTAACTGTCACATTCCACCCAAAGATTGTACAGATGACGAAGGTCAAGAATCAGCATCTAACTATTATAAACAAACAGACATTTACAGTGGCGGTTCAACCATAACGCCCAATTTTTTCTGTTCTAATGAATGCCTACAGCAGATGAATTGTTCTACTGATACTACTACTGTGGTAACGGATGGCGTTGATGAAGAGTACTCATACTGTTCAACAGAACAAACCGCTTTTAACTGCACCGAATCAGATAATGAGCTTCCAAATTATACGGTTGCTCCCCCGGAATCTACTTGTCAAAACGGTCAACGTCACGGAACCGTTAACGGCCAAACAGTTTGCTTAAAAGAAAATGGGGAAGTTGTCGACACTACAAAACCTAAAGTCACAGAATCAGAGACCCAGACAGACAAAACAAAAACTGATAATGGAGACGGCACTAGCACAGAAACTACAACAAGCACAAAAACTGATGGTAACGGTAATACTACAACTACCACAACCACAACAATAATCGACAATACAAGCGGCGAAGTTCAAAGCGAAACAGTACAAGAAACCAAAGAAGAAAAAGAAAGCGAAGAGGGTAGCGTTACTGGTGGCGGTTCTTGTGATGCTCCCCCTGTCTGTGATGGTGATGCTATCCAATGCGCAATCCTAAAACAAAGCTTTGACACAAAATGCGCCCTAACACCTCCCGACCCATCAGAAATCACAGCCGAGTCTCTTGGAGTCGGTGAAGACGACACAGTCGAAAGCTTATCTGACGAGGATAGTATCTTTGACATTTCGGAGCTTCTAGACACTACAGGCTTTCTGGGTGGCTCATGTCCTGCACCTCGCACAATCAATGTCACAGGTCTAAACACATCTTTTGTACTCGACCTAGAGCCTTTCTGCACCCTCGCTGAGTATGTTGGCATCTTTGTTCTTGTCGTCGCTTCATTCATCTCAATCCGTATCATAGGGAGATAATATGCCTTTTTTAATTCCAATTTTTACAGCTTTTGCACTCGTCCTTGTTCCCTTCGCTGTTCGTATTCTTAAGGGTTTTGGTATCGGTATCGTTACTTACACAGGAATCAATCTTGTTTTAACAGAATTGGTCGAATTTGCACAAGACAGCTTAAACGGTCTACCTGCGGATATTCTCGGCATAGTCGGCTTAATGAATCTTGATGTTGCATTAAATATGATAGTTTCTGCTGTTCTCGCAAAGACCGTCCTCGATGGCTTCAATAATGCGACAGGCAACAAAAAAGATTTTGTATTTAAAGCCTAGTTAACTGAAAGGAATCGACAATGTTGCATCTTATTACAGGTATACCTGGTCACGGTAAAACTCTTTTTACTCTTGACCATGTTGAACAGCTAAAAAAACAAAAGGATAAAGATGGTAATGAGCTACCAGACCGTCCCGTCTATTATCATAATATAAACGAATTAAAGCTTGATTGGACTCACTTCGACAGTCCAGACACGTGGTATGAGCTACCTTATAACTCAATTATTGTTATTGACGAGGCTCAAGAGTTTTTCCCAGTCAGAACCGGTAAAGATAAAGTACCTTTAAAATGCTCTAAGTTTGAGCGTCATAGGCATACGGGATGGGATATATTTCTAATTACTCAACATCCTATGTTCTTAGATGTTCATGTGCGACGACTTGCTGGTGATCATAAGCACATCGAACGAAAGTTCGGTACTCAGAAAGCGACAATTTATAGTCATGAAAAAGCATTCGACCCCGAAGACTACCACGCAAAAAAATCAAGTATAAAGAAACTTTGGACTTACCCGAAAAAACACTTCGAGAGCTATACTAGTGCCACTCAGCACACAGTCAAACGAAACCTACCGAAATGGCTTTTATTCATTCCGCTAATAATTTTAGCTCTAGGCGGTTCTATATATATGTTTACATCTGCCATGGGCGGCGTTGGTTCACCTATCGAGGGAACAGAAACACCTACAACAGATACCTTACAACAGGCTTTTTTACCTTCCTCTAGCTCAAAGCCTCGGTTAACTTTTGCGGAAGAAATGCTTGCAGAAATTCCAAATGTCCCACAATCTGCACCGTTCTATAAAGAGCTTTATAAGGCTAAGTCATACCCTAAGCCGCAATGCATAACGAACGAGGCACGCAACAAGTGTTTTTGCAATACGCAACAAGGCACGAGGATGAATGTCACCCTCAAATATTGCTTACATGTTGTTGACCATGGAATATTTGACCCGACTATTCCAGACAAAAATGATAATAATAAAAAAAGGCGGGGCGAGGGTTAAGCGAAGCGCCCGCCCGCCTTTTATCACACATGAACCCTATCTATAAATTCATATTTGCAGCCAAAGCAATTGTTTATCTATTTCACAATTTAAAACGCTTCTATAAATTCATCACCAAATAAAATTATCTCTGGCAATATCGCTTGGCGATAAACGTCTGAGTTCCTCCCGTTCGTAGCAATTATCTAGCGCCTAATGATTAAAAACACGATTCAAGAATCAGCCCGAAGGCTTCAGACCTTTTTAAGTTTCTCATACTTTTTGTGTATAGCAGGGAAGGGGTAAACATTATCTGGCACACTCATAGAGACACGCTTTTTAAGCTCTGCATTGTTTCGTGTTAATTCTTTGATTAATTCTCGGTCTGCATAAATTGCACGAATATCACCCGAGGTAAACCTATTGCCTTCTGGCGAGTGCAAGTACCCAGAACCAAACGACCATCCAGAAAAATCATTACGTAGACAAAATTCAGGGCAATGACCCCCAATCATTCGCAAGCACTCTATAATTGCTTTGGGTGTTTTTCCTGCCTCGTATCGTTTGATTGTTGATTCTGAAATGTTTAAGTACTCCATTACTTCTAGTCGAGACATCTTTGCAATGTATCGAGCGCTTGTAAAATCCATCATTTTGTTCATTTCTGAAAAAAAAACGGCTATTCTAATTTTAGCTGTATTTAATTTCTGGGCTTGCTTCACATTTCGACCTTATTTTACATAATATACAATATATCAGCGTACTAGAAAATAAAGATATATTAATCAACAGGTTAGTGCTCGCAAGCCCTGCTTCCTTTGTCATTTTGGCTATCCTGCTCCAAGCTCTCTTTTGTTCTGTGTTTTTAGCTCGCTGTATCTCCATCTCTGCAATCACTTGGATAAGTGGAATCTCTAATATTTCCGCAACTTGTCGCGAAGTATCGTTATCCATGCTTGTTCCGTTTTTGTATTGTGTAACTTTGTTTTGTCTCCATCCTAGTGCTTTACATAGTTTGTAATCTGTATCTAATCCCTTGATACGTTTGATTTCTGTCATATATTCATAGCTGTTCACTTTGCTCTCCCGTTCTTGTCTGTGAACTATTCTATACCTATGTATTACTTCTAGCCTATTGCGTATAGTTCTAATATATGAACTAATACTATCCCATGAACTATCGAAACCGACACAACCAACCATTTTTATTAAGCCCAGCGGCGGGGGTTTCCTTTGTCGGTTTCTTTTCTTCGTCTGCTGGCACTAATCAAGGATAACCGACAAATGAACTTGAATAATCCAACATGGT